ATCATCGGATGCGGACTATAACAATTTGCCATCTGGCACTGAGTTTATCGGACCTGATGGTGTGACGCGAAGGAAGCCGTAATGAGTTGGCGTGACGCTCCAGTTGTTGAGTCGTGGAAAAACGCACCGGCGGTTAGCGAAGAGACGGCTGCGCCAGCAACCGAAGTGTTAGCTACCGAACGCCGTGGCGCGCAACCGCCTGCGTGGGCGGCAGAGTACCCAAATCTTTACAAAGCCGCTGTGACAACGCGGCAGACGATTAGCCCAACCGTAGAAATGCTGGGCGGTATTGGCGGCGGGGCCGTAGGTACGGTAGGCGCGACACCTGGCGTCGGCACGCTGTTGGGCGCAGGCGCTGGTTACGCTGGCGCAAAACAAGTGCTGCGCATGGCCGACCAGTATCTTGGGCTTGAGCCGCGCTTGTCGCCGCAAGACGCGATTGCGCAAGCCAGCAAAGATATTGCGATGGGCGCAACGATGGAGGCTGGTGGTCGTGTAGCCGGCCAGGCTATTGGTGCGGGCATGGGCAAGCTCATGGACGCGCGCCAACTTGCGCAACAACGCGCCGCGCGGATTGCTAGGCAGTCTGTAGGCGGCGACATAGCTGCGGCTCGCACAGCGCTTGCAGAAGCGCCTGAAGGCGCTACCGCAGCGCAAGCGCTTGCCGGTGCGGAGCAGCCCTTTTACACCACGCAAGCGTTACTGCAACGGGCGGGGCGGCGCGCCCCAGAGGTGATGGGGCCGATGACAGGCCCACAAGCTGGCATGACTCCGGCGCAATCTGCGGCGGCCGTTAATGAGCTTGCGGCGATGGCGGGAGGCCCAACCGCGACCGCTGCGCGGGCCGTAAGAGCAGATGAAATTGAAGCGCTTAACAATGCTTTGCTGCCTCAACGTAACGTAGTGCTGCAAGGTATTAATGAAGCGGAGATTGCCCGCCGGCGTTTGCAAGGCGAAGCTACTCGCATGGGTGAAGCAGCTGCGCAAAAAGTTGAGGATGTGCGCCGATTTACCGGAGCGGAGAATCGTGCTCTTGGTCGCGCGGCAGGCGAACAAATGCTTGGGCGTGCGCCAATGGGCGCGCGAATGGAAGATTTAGCCGAACGCGCCGCAGAGGTATCTAAACAAGCCGCTGAAGGTTCGCTTGCGTTTGGTGAAGCGGGGCGCTTTGCGCAACGCGCGCTAGACAGTATGAAAGCTCACGGGCTTGAGCCGTTAAAAACTGATGCAATCGAAGCGCAATTGCAGCAAGTTCTTAGGAATCGTGATTTTGCCGGCAACGCCGACATTCAGCGCGTCATCCCGCGCGTCATTGAAGACATCCGTAAATGGACGGACGCAGGCGGCGTTGTAGACGCGTTTGCATTGGACGCTATCCGTCGTAACTCAGTCAGCGGCGCTGTGCGCGATTTGCTGGGTACGCAGGCTACGCCGACTGCACAAAAGCGCTTGACTGCGGAATTGCTTAGCAAAGTAAAACCGACTATTGACGATGCAATCACCAAGGCATCGGGTAGTAAAGCATATGAAAGCTATCTTGACGCGTACGCTAAAGGTCGCCAAGCGGTCGAGCAGCGCGAACTGTCCGCCAAAGCGTTGGAGATGTTCGAGACTAACCCCGCTGAGTTTGTAAAGCTAGTGCGGGGCAAAAATCCAGACGCCGTTGAAGACATCTTTGGCCCTGGTAGCTATAACATCGCTACGCAAATGAGCGAAGCGGCGATGGGCAAGCTAGGCCGCATTGCCGAAACGGCAGGCCGCGCCGGTCGCGCTACGGAACAGGCCGCATCGGGCCAAGACCGTTTACGCGAGCTGTTGACAGACAATCTTACTAAGTGGCGCGTGCCGTGGGGCTTGGATGTCAAAGCCGCAGCGACCAACAAAGCACTGGATAACTTAGAGCGGCGGCTCAGTAAAAAAGTATGGGCGCAACTTACTGAGTCGGCGCAAACGGCAGAGAGCTTTGACGCGCTGCTATGCACGCTACCCGCCAACGAACGCAGCCGCATCCTTCAGTTTGTCAAAGACCCAGCGCAATATGGATTGGCGAAAGGCGCAGCTGCACGTGCAGCTACTAACATGCTTGCGCCAGACGCTGAATCAGAAAACGCCCTAGCGAGATAATGAATGGCAACCACTAACGATTTGGAGAGCCGCTTGAGCACGCACGAGGCTGTCTGCGCGGAGCGCTGGACTGAGACGATCCTGCGCATCAAGCGCTTGGAGCACATCTTGATCGGGGGCGCTGGGGCTATTATCCTGCTGCTTTTGGGGATCGTCTTAAAGGTTCACTGATGCTTGACCCTATCAGTCTGTTGGCGACTGCGACCGCTGTCTTCAACGGATTGAAGAAGGCGGTAGAGCTGGGGCGCGAGGCTGAAGATGTCTTCGGTCAGCTCGGCAAGTGGGCAGGCGCGGTCAGCGACCTGCAAGAATGGATGAGCGGCCAAGAGAACATCAAGCCGCCGCTTTTTAAAAAACTCGTCTTCTCCAAGTCTGCGACGGTGGAAGCGTTCGACTCCTATGCGGCTCAGGTAAAGATCAGGCAGATGGAGAAAACGCTGTACGACTGGTTCCATTACGGTGCGCTACAGCACCTTGGCCGGGAAGGCTACGTAGAGTTTATTCAGATGCGGCGGCGCATCAAAGAGCAGCGTGAGAAGATGATTTACGAACAGATTCGCCGACGCAAGAAGCTCATCAAGAACGCCTCAGACGCAGGTCTGATCGCCGTCGTCGTGGGCCTGGGTGGCATCATCCTGACCCACATCATCATTTTTATTGTAGAGCGATGGCCGGAATGAACTACATCTTCGGCATTATCATCTTGCTGATCGCTGCCTTAATGCTGACCCTCGCGGAGATTGTCAGATGATCCCAGTCATTGCCGGCATTGTTTCTACCCTCATCCAAAACAACCTACCCAAAGTCGCGCAAGCGGTCGTGGACAAGGGGCTTGATTACGTCCAAGAAAAGACTGGCGTGGAATTAAAGCCCGACATGAGCGCCGAGGACATCACGCGCCTGCGCGAGCGGGCAATGCAGCATGAAGAGTTCATGGTCGAGCAGGCCAATAAAAACACCGCTGACGCGCGCGCCATGCAGATCGCCGCGCTGGTAAACGGTAACGGTATCAGCCGGTCATTCGTCTACATCTTGGCAACCTTCTGGTCGTTGGTTGCTGCGGGCTACATCTTCTTGATCACGATGGTGACGATCCCCGAAAATAACGTGCGCTTTGCGGACACGGTGTTGGGGTTTATCCTAGCTACTGTCGTAGCGACTATTCTGAACTTTTTCTTTGGCTCAAGCGCTGGGTCCAAGGCAAAGCAAGAGACCCTTGAGGCGAAGAAATGAAGTCAAACTGGGACGCTGCGCTAGCTGCTGTGCTGCATCACGAAGGTGGGTTTGTGAACCACAAAGATGACCCCGGCGGAATGACCAATCTAGGATGCACCAAGACGACCTGGGAGAAGTGGTGCGGCCATCCGGTTGATGAGGCCGACATGCGCGCGTTGACGCCTGCTGACGTAGCGCCGCTGTACAAAGACAAGTATTGGGACAAGGTCAAAGCTGACGAGCTGCCAGCAGGCGTGGACTACGTGGTCTTTGATACCGCGATCAACAGCGGCCCAGGCCGCGCGGCTAAGTTCTTGCAAGAGACTATCGGCACCACGCCGGATGGCGCGATCGGCCCGCTGACCTTGCGAGCCGTCGCGGCCATGCCGGCAGCGGACGTGATCAATACTTTCCAAGATCGCCGTCTGGCGTATCTACAGACACTGCCCACGTGGTCCACGTTTGGTCGGGGTTGGGGGCGGCGCGTCGAAGAAGGTCGGGTTCTGGCGCTACAGATGTCTCAATCAGCTTAGCGATATACCACTGCGCCTTGCGCAGATCCTCAACACCGTTTTTCTGCTTCCAGCGCCACAAATACTTGATGGCGTTGGCCGTGCAGACTGCATCCAGCCCCTCAAGCCCTGCTGTTGCTGACGCTAGCGCGTCGATGCACTCCACGCCGCCACGCGTGTAGTGCGGCGGATGGTTGACCATGTCTACCATTTTGCTTCTCCAAGTTCAGTCTTCATATCCTCGTACTGATGGGTACGAGTTCTGCATTGGTCGGTTGTAGGCGGGCTGTCGAGGGGCTGGTGGCGCGGGCGGTGCGTCGTCCAGTTCGGAAAAGGCCATACACCCAACGCGTTTGAGTCGCCAGGCGTAGGGGCGGCGTCCAGATTTGGTGTCTGTAGCCAAGACGACTTCGAGTTTCCCTTGGTTTTTGAGTTCATTGAGTACCTTGATGATCGTGGACTTTGGTTGAATGAAGTAGTCTGACAAAAACTGCGCAGTCACGGCGCGTTTGTGGCCGCTGAGATACCGCCAGACCTTATCTTTGGTTGTCATGTCTACTCTCACTTTGCAAGCCGATCTGATGGCGCAGCAAGCGTGCTTCCACGACCGTCGCCGCGCAGATGTCTCGAGCGCGTTCCATGTCGTTGTCCATGATGGCCTGCCAAATCTCGTCCACCATGCGCTTCAAGTTCAAGTAGCCTTCGCTGTAATCAACCACGTCCGACCTCCGATATGCGTGTTGGTTGCTGGGCGCGCGCCCACTTTTCATAGTACTCCGGCAGCTCTGACGGCGGCACCCAGCCGTACCGACGCCACGTCTTCTGCACGTCAGTCGCCACACCTACGGCGTAGATCGCGTCGCGCGTCTCAAAAGATCCAGCCTCTCGCGGGTAGTGCGTAATGCTGCAACCCGCATGTGCATCCGTTCGATCAACGATACACGCCGTTGGCCTTTCAGTTCGTCCTCGATCAGCTTCCATAGTTCCTCCTCGGTTAATGTGTTAAGCCTTCGTTGTAGCTCGCGCCAGTTCAATTTTCTTCTCCAAAGTTGCAATCTCTGCCAACACTCGGTTGAGCGCGCGCTGAGCGGCGTTGAACTCACGCTGCCGTATGCGCGCCTCAGACCGAGCGGCCTTTAACTTCTCATTCCAACGGTTCACTTCAAAGCCTCCAGTGCTAGTGACGCTAGCTCACGTTTGTCCTGTAGCGCGTTCAGAATCGTCTCGTCAATCGTGTCCTGGGTCTGAAGCACATAGTTCCAAACCTCTCGCGTCTGCCCGCCACGGTGCAGTCGACCGATTGCCTGCTCGTATAGCTCCAGCGACCATGGTAGCGACATCCACACCATGCGCGATTGACCTTGCAGGTTGAGCCCGTGCCCGGCGGCCGCGGGGTGGACGGCCAGCATCTCGATCTGGCCCGCGTTCCAGCGCAGGATGCTGTCGTCGTTATCAAGCGTCTGCAGGCGTGGAAAACGCGCCTTGAGCGCGGCGAGTTCCGCCTTGTACTGATACCAAACCAGCATCGGCGCGCGTTGGTTCTCGGCGTGCAGGTCTTCTACCGCGTCGAGCTTGTGCGATGACGTCCAGACCGTTTGCCGTTCGGTGTCGTAGACAAACCCGCTTGCGAGCTGTTGCAGTTTGCTTGTGACCGCAGCAGCGTTGGCCGCGATAACCTCGGCGTTGGGGTAGATCAGCGCCATCTCGCGCTTCATCGCGCGGTAGTCGTCCATCGGCATGGTGAGTTCGATCGGCACCGTGTTGAGCGGCGGCAGCCGGTCACGGTACTCGCCAGGCTCGAGCACATACGTCCACGGACGGATGCGCTGCATGACCGCCTCGAGCGAGCCTGGCAGCGCCACGTAGTCGCCGAAGTCGCGGTTGATGCAGTGAAAGTATTGCTGCAGAAATGCGCCTTTGCTGCGCCCCAGCATGCGCTGGTCAACGATCTTGCACTGCCCGAACACGTCTTCAAGGCCGTTAGATGTAAAGCTACCTGTCAACCCCCACCGGATCTGCATGGGGTCGATGACGGTCGAGAGCGCCTTGAACCGTTTGCCGGATGGGTTCTTGAGCCGCGTCAGCTCATCGAACACCACCGCGTCAAAGTTCAGATCCTGCTCGGCCAACCATTGCAGGGTGTCGTAGTTGGTTACAACAATGGACGCATCGTCATGTATGGCCGAGAGCCTGCGCGCGGGTGAACCGACCGCCACCGCGACGCGTCGGCTAGGCGTCCACTTGGCAGCTTCTACCGGCCAGACTGACTGCGCGACGCGTAGCGGCGCTAGCACCAGAAAGCGTGAGGCGTAGCCGTCGGTCAGCATCGCGTGCATGGCCGTCAGCGTGATCGCGGTCTTGCCAGCACCGACTGGCGCAAGCACCATCGCGCGGTCGTTGCTGTAGAGGAAGTCAGCGGCTTCGTCCTGATACGGGCGTAGCTTCACAGCGGATCGCCAGCGTCTTGCTTTTGGGTCATGTTGTGTTCTCCGCCGTTAATGGCTTTGCCGTATTTGAATTGATTCATATTGTGATCTCCGCTCATGATGTATATCCATCCTTAACAAGTTTGTGCAGTGCTTCA